TCCGCCGCCGGCTCCACCGCCGTAAATCCGCACTTGTTCTGATCTTAGATTATCATATGACCACTCATAGGGAGTTCCGCTTTGACCGCCAGTATTCGGAGGGACATCCTCGCCGCTCTCTCCATATTCCCCTCTTCGGCTGGATGCCTGCCCGCCACGGCCACCCGCAGCACCGTTAACACCTTCAGTTCCCGGCTTTGCAAGTTCTTCTTCCGTTACCGGGTCCACGTATCCGATCTCAGACGAGGCCCCCTGTGCAGACGATAGATCCCCGAACGTGGTCTCACCACCAGCAGCACCCACGGCCCCATTCGTCGCTCCTCCAACGCCTGGGGTGCCGCACTCATAGTGGATGACCTGACCAGGGGCAACATCAATTGTCGCCCGGTAGACCTTTCCGCCAGCGCCTGGAGAGCCCTTGTCTCCGCCTTGCCCGCCATCTTCTGGCGAATCGGACCAAGATCCTCCGGCGTTTTGATCCTTCGAAGTCACAATAAGCTGAGATGAGCCGCCCGATTCGCCGTCAAAACCAGCCTGCGCACCGGTCCCAGCCTGGATACATACCACTGTAAGGGTGTATACTCCCTCTGGCACGGTATAATCGCCGCTCCCGGTCAGCACCACCCGCTCGTCCAGGACTTCCTCTGTCTCGAACTTGGGTGGAACATACCCGATGACAGCCTGCTCAGATGCTACCAACCGGCCTCCCATTGTAATGGCGGTATCCTTGATACACCCTTTGGATTCTCCCCCATAAGGGTGCTCAAAGGCCACCACATCACCCGGCCGCTCACCGCCGTATACCACCTCATGGTCCAGCGCCTCGATGTACTGATAGTATCCAGCCAGCCGCTGGGCCACGGCCGCCGAGTTGGTCAGTGAGACCAGGGTGGCCTCCTTGACCTCAATGACGTTGTCCACATCGTCCTCTAACACTGGCACCCGCAAATCGCGGGTCATATGGACATACTTTTTCCCAGTGAGGGTGCCGGTCCCGGCAGAGAGCACGGCATAGTTGGCGCCGCTGGACTGGACGGAAAAACCGGAGGCCACCAGATCATAGGCCGGCTCCTCGAACTGGATGATGTCGCCCTCCTCAGCTACCCCCTCGAACAGCGTCGCTTCTTCGGTCCCCTTGATATATTGGTGCTCCAGCACCGACACCTCGGTGACCTTGCTCTCATAGGTGACCTTATCGCCCCAAAAGATTCGATCCGGCGGGATGGAGTTGGAGACACCATCCCACAGGGATTCGATGCGCAGCACCCCGTTCTGGTCAGTCTTTGCATGGGCTCCGATGGCAAAAAGCACCTGCGCCAGATTGGCCCGCCGGGTAGCGACAGGCAGCCATCCATATAGCTTAATGCCTGCGAACTTGCTCTGAATGATGTAGGGGATGGTGCAGATCTCCGCCACCAGCTCGTCCACCGTCTGACCGGTGTAGATGCCACCCAGGTGATTGGACTGCTCCAGGAGAGCGACCGCATTGTTGGCGCTGATCTCATAGGTGTATTTCCCGGTACGCTGGATGCTCTCGATGTAATAGGTGCCCCGCAGCTTGTCCCGGTAGTAATACAGCAGTTTCTCATTCCGCCGGAAAGCGGTCAGGGCCGCGCCCGTCTCCTCGTCTCTGATATATAGTCCCACGTTGATGGTGCCGATTTCCAGGGCGTCGGACAACAGAGCCACAGCGTCATAAACTTCTCCGTCCTGGATCTCGTCATCCGTAAAGGTCAAGTCTCCATAAACCAGTTTATTAACCGTGGCGCTCATGCCGGCCTCCTTTGGGGCTTCTGTGCGTAGAATTGGACGGACAGGTTCCCCCATCTTCTGGTTTTCCCATTATCTGCCGTCATGCTGTCGCTCGTATCCTCGATGTACGCCCGGAAGCTCAATGTACCCGCTCCATAGGGAAGCACAACCTCGTGGGACTCCACTGGCGCGGTCAAGATTTCAAAAAGGGCATCATATTCCGTCTCAGACAATGCGTTGCTCCCGACGGTCATCTCATAGTCGTAATAGGTCCCGATGATGTCCCGGAAGTGGGCGCCGCTTTTCACGTCTCCCGACAGCTTGCTTTCACTGACTCTGCCCTTGCGGGCCAGTTCCGTGACAATGACATTGAACTCCTGTCCATCGATTGAGAATTTCATCGTCTGGTTCCCTCCACCAGCGGCGTGCCTGCCCGAGCATCCTCCCGTTTCAGTTCATAAGCCAGGTAGCGGGTTAGTCCAGGCGCCGAACGTATGGTCAGGGTTCCGCTCAATCCGCCTCCGCTCTCTTCCCTCACAATTTGCCGGATAAGGTTTTCCGGGGCCTCCAGGTTGCGGCCCTTCTTCTGGTCGCCCAGTACCGCCAGGAACTCCCCATTCGGCGGGATCACTGCACCGGTAGCCAGCGCGGGTATGCTGGCGCTGCGGCCGGAGACTCCGCCGTATGCGCTTGGACTCAAGCTCTGCTGGGTGGCGGCGTTCATTTGGTTTACCCGCTTCTCCGCAGAATTGATCGCCATCATCATGGCGGCAATTCCGGCGGTGATCGCAACTACGGCCACACCCAACGATAACGCTGACTGGAACGCACCCACCGCCAGCGCCGCAGCAAACGCCGCAGCAGTAACTGCACCCAGGATAGTGACCACTTTTTCCGCGTCGCTCATGGAATCCCACACGCCCGCCGCCTGCATCAGCAGGGAAAACAGCAGTCCAAAGGCCACGAACGCAAGCCCGGTGCTGGCCTTTGCCATGAGCATCGCCTTGTCCATTGTCATGAGAGATGTGGCCAGGCGGGTAATCATATCAATGGCCTTAATCGCACCAAGCGCAGCAATGCCACCGACAATCATCGTAAAAACATCATCTACGTTCCCCATACCCGCCACCCAGTTCACCACATTAGTGGCCAGTTCCGTGAGGTCTGTTATGACTGGGGCGAGAGCCGTACCCAGCTCGGCCGTGGCAGTCTGTAGCTCCAGTGTCGCGTCCCGGCCTTCTACCAGCTCCGGGTTGGCCTTGGCCCACGCATCATACACGCCCTTTAGCGGCCCCTGCGTCAGAACATTCAGCGCGAGTTCCTGCTTTTCAGCCTCCGTGGTACACATGGCAAGGTTGTTCGTGAAGTTCTCTGCGCCATAGCCAATACGGTCAAGCACTTCTGCAAACTGCCCGGTCGCCTCTCCGGTCGCCAACGTCTCCTGTAAGCTGTCCGCAAGGGATTCGATTTTCACAGTATCCGGGAAGGTGATAGCCGCGTTTGCCAGCCCCTCCACCGCCTCTTGAAGCCGGTTCTCCGGCACACCAGCGGCTAGGAGGTTTGATACTGCCTCAATGCTGCTGTCCGTTTCGCCGCTCACGGTATTCAGCTTCTGCATAGCCTCCCGGGTGGTGCCCAGGCCGACACCTGCCGCGCGTGCGTTCTGATCCAGCATGGACAGGTCACCCCGCAGCTCGTCCGTGGACTCCATCAAATCCATCATCCCGCCGGCCAGGTCTACCAGCATATCAGCCCCAAATCCGAGGCTGATTGCGCTGCTTACGTCATCTACGGAGTCCTTGAGGTCTTTCAGATCATCTTCAATGCCGCGGGCGGCACGGCCGGCATCCCGTTCTGCGTCCCGGAAGCTGCTGCCGATGTCCTCTACCTCCGAGCCTGCGCTGCGCGCAGCCCGCTCGACTTTTCGGGTGCCTCCCTGGATGCCGGAGGCGGCGCGGTCTGCATCCCGTTCCGCCGTCCGAAAACCGCTGCCGATGCTTTCTGTCGCATCCCCAGCGCCACGGGCCGCCCGCTCGACCTTCTTCATGTCACGCTGGATGCCAGTGGCGTCAATTTCAGTATTGATAACGATGGAACCATCGAAGTCAGGCACGCGCTCACCCCCTCATTCTCTGTTCAAATTCCGTCCGCGCCCGATCCCGCTCAGGGTCCGCCTCCCGCAGCTCCAGCAGCTCCGCCATGTCCAGCCAGAGCCGCTTTTCCTCTTTGGTCAGCAGTCCCTTCTCGCGGCGGCTTCGCAAGCTGATCATACGCTGGAAGGTCGTATCCTCGTGGAGATCCAGAAACAGCATACGGAACTTCCACCAGTGCATCTTTACCGTCTGAAGGTCTATCCCGTGGGTCTGCAAGATTGCCGAATAGATGTATGCCCCGTCCTGGTCAAAGCTGTAAAGCCGCCTGCCGCCGGTCTCCCTGGGCTGTTCCCCGCCATCCAGGAAGCGAACTCCCTCCCGGACCGCCTGGGTAAAATCCGGCGGCTGCTCCTGATAGAGCAGGCGGCAAAGCACCACTTGCCGCTCAAATCTAGTCAACTGAGGATCTTCATAGGCGCTCATGATACGCAGCCCAACCCGGAAATCCGTATTCAGCGGATAGCGTACCCCGTCAATGCGAACCGACTCGGGGAAACGGGTCAGCATGGGGTTCATTCCATCACGTCCTCCGCCGGCTCCTTCAGATAGCGGTCAAGCTCCCCCTGACGCGCTTTCCGAATATAGGGCGTCACGCCGCGAAAGAAACGGGCCGCCATTGCCACGCTGTCCCGGCTGCCAAATACGGTCTGCGCCGTCCCAGGCCCAAAGGTGCGGTCAATTCCTTCTCTCAGAAAAGCGAACGCCTCCCGGGTAAGCGCCAGCTCCGCCCGCGATTTCTCCAACTTGCTTCCGTCTCCCTCCGCAATGGCGGCGGAGCGGGCTTTGATGTCGTTTTGGCGCTCCTCGAACTCCGCCGCCAGGGCGTAGAAGTTTTCCGCAAAGGACACATCTGTGGGATAGAACTCAATGACCCGGCTCTCGTCGTTGTCGATACACAGACGCACCGCCTTCCCGGCGATGTTCAGGCTGTCCATATGTTATCCCTCCAACGCAGACGATCCAGGGGTAAAGGTGAGCTTGCCGGCCGTGATGGCCGCAGTGCCATAGGTGCGCTCCCCAATCCAGTGGATGTTGTATGGAAGCTGTAGCCCCTTGGTGCTGCCGCCGTAGGACTGGACGGCTACAATAGCCTTTTGCGTCCATGCGTCGTATTTCCCCTCGCTTTCGGCGAAGATGTTGACGCAGCAGAAGGTCTTTTCCACGTCGGTGAGGGTTTTCTTGTCCCGTACCACGCTGTAAAGCCAGGCAAAGAGCTTGCTTTCCCGCTTGGCGTAGTAGGGTTCCACGCTGGTCTGCTCCTCGTACTTGTCCAATGTGGTGGCGGTAACGCCGGTCACATCGGTTACCGTTTCCACGTTGGGATTCAGCTCCAGCGACAGCTCTTCAATGCGGTCTCCCTGGAGCTCCCACTCAGGGGATTCCGCCTCTCCCACATCTGCAAACAGCTTGAACTCTGCGCGTTTGACCGCTCCGGTTCCGGTAATAGTAGGGTCAGCCATTTGGTACAACCTCCTTCTTGATAGTCAATTCGATTTGTACTTGATACAGCCCCGCCCCGTTCTGAGAAATATCGTAGAGCGTGGCATACTGAACCGCGATCCCTTCCACGGAATAACGTCCGGGCAATTCTGGATAGTTCCCTTGATCTTCCTGATCCTCCAGCCAGCTCGCCAGGGACTCCAGAAAGTCGTAGTTTTCAGCCCGATCCGCCTCGTCCCCTGCGCACTCCAGGGCAAAGAAGTGGTATCGGCTGGTATAGTAACGATTACCGACCACATCCTGGGTGGCCGTTCCACCGCCCGCAGGGGCCAGGGAGTAAGAGGGCGGTGCCGCCCTGGTCAGGTCTGTCAGAATTTCGCCCAGCGGACGGAGCTCCATCCCCTCGTAGCCCTCCAAAAAGTCTTGAAGTGCCTGCAAAATACTCACAGCACCCTGCCTCCCCTATAAGCTCGATTTGCCTCCGCCACAATGTCGGCGGTATGTACCCGTTTCATGCGGTCAAACCATCTGGCCCCCCGCTTGGGGGCCCCATGGAATTGCAGCTTTTTCCCGGTATACTTTTTGGGGGCTTTCGGCGAGAAAAATCCCACCAACTGTCCCCCCTCATGCAGCGGGACGTTCGGCCCCATAACCCTGCCTTCGTACAGATAGTGCGCGTAGGGTGCCGTCCACTGTACCCGTCCAGAACCTACCACTGTTCCGGTAATTCCGCTGTTACGCAGCGCCCCGGACTGGAACGGCAGAAACGGCTCTGAAAAGCGGAGAACACTGGAATCTATAGCCCGCTGGGCTCTTTGCAGCCCTGCCTTCCTCTTCCGCTTGAAATGCGGATTCCAGTGGAAGCTATAGCTCATTCCATCACCGCCTCCACATGGGACAGCCTGCCGAAGTCCAGGCGGTCCGCCTCTGATACCCGAAGGCCGCCCATGGCCACAATGTCCTTGGCCGTCCTCACCGCCCCGTACCCTTCGCCCTTTGCGGCGTAATCTCCCGCCTGAATGGCCGTGGTGATGGGCATATAAACCTTGACGCCATTCGACGCCGAGGCCCCGGTCTTGCGAAGCTGCTCACCCCGTCTGTCCTCCCACAAGCATCCGTTGACCACTTCTGCAGTGTAGCTCTCGTCTGCGCCTCTGCGCCAGATTGTTACGGTATGCGGCCACACAGCGATTCGCCTCCCCGGTACAGCAGGCCGGTATTCCCCAGCCACATCCACGCTGCATCCCGCCGTTTCTGCGCCGGGCTGGCCGTCTGTGCATAGGTCCGGGACCAGGAGCCCACGCTTTCCGACGCTACAACGCCAGCGCCCTCTTCCCGCTCGGCCTTGTACTCCTCAGCTACGGCGCATAGCGCCATCTGGCACCGCTCCAGCAGTTCCGAGTCCAGGTCGGCCGCCGTCCTGCCCAGGGTCAGCTCCTCCAGGCAGGCGGCGGCATCCCGGCTGAGTGCGGGCCACTCCGCCGCGGCGATCCTGTCGCCGTGATAGATCCCCCTATAAAATTCATATCCTGCGGTCAGCATGGCCCGCCCCCCTGTTCCTTAACCTGCGCCGGCCACCTTGCGCACCCGGGCCAACTTGGAGTTAGTCACACGGTAGCCGGTATTCATCTCCACCTGGGCCAGAGAGCCCGCAAACCGCTCGGAGTCGATGATGCGGGCCACCTCGAAGTTGCTCACCACGGACAGGGTCTCATGGTAGTACATGACATACTGCACCTTGCTCATGTCCACAGTCTTCTGCGCACCGGTGTGGTCGTAATACTTGATGCTGCCGGTGGCACCATTGGCCTCCACGAAGGTGAAGCCCAGCCACTGGCCCACGTTGCCGGTGGCCGCGATACGGTCGTTAGTGCTGGGAGTGAAATCCTTGCCCGCCGCCTTGAGCACCAGGCCATAATACTCCGGGGTGCACATGACCACGTTGGCCCGGCCTTTGTCCTTCACGATCTCGGTACGGGTGTCGATCAGGTCGGACTTGACGGTATCCTCCGTGATGGCCACCGTTGCAGTGGCCGCCTTACCCTCCTGAGCCAGGCAGGCGATGCCGCACTGCATCCAGCCCTCCCGGCACTCCTGGATAGCGGTGGCCAGATACTCGTTGCCCGCCGCGAAGCTCACTGCCGCGGCCTGGACGCCATAGATCTTCTTGGACTTCTGGAAGTTGTTGTTGATCTGAATGGGGATCAGCGTATCAGCGGCCACCTCGTCAGTGAAGTCCCGGCCGGGGGTGCCCGCCTCCACGGCGCTAGTGTTGAGCTGGTGGACGAAGATTTGGCCGGCGGGGCCAGTCTCGTACTTGTCGGTGCAGGTCACACCGGGCACCAGAATCGGGTTAAAATACAGGTTGGGCTCCAGGATGGCGGAATACCGCTCGTCAACATGGAGGCCGTTATAAGTGACAGACATCTCTCATACTCCTTTACGCTTTTTTCTTGTAGAACGGGTTGTTTGCATAGAAGGCATCCAGATCCCCGCCTCCTGCCGGTGTCCGGCGGATCGGGCTGCCGGGCTTGACGATCTCCGGGGCGGGCTTATCCCCCTCAAACAGATAACCGTCAGACTCCTTCAACGCCTTTAGCTGCTCCTCCAGGCCCACCAGGCCGGCGTCAGTCAGCTTGAGGGCGTCCCGGTTGATGGACTTGGCCACCAGCTCCGGGTTCTTGGCTTTGGCCGCTGTCAGGGCCGCCTTGAGCGCGTAGTCAAACCGGACGGCCTCTACCTTCTGGTCGGCCTCCTGCTGCATCTGCTTGGCCTTGGCCTTCCACTCCGGGTCATAGCCCTCCAGCTTGCCGTTGGCCTCGGTGAGCTGGGACTGGAGCCCGCCCACCTTTGCCTCCAGTGCGTCAAACTTGTCCTTGCCGACGTAGCCGCCGTCCTTCAGGTTGACCAGCTTGACGCCCTCAGCGCCGTCCAGCTTCTCGGTCAGTTGCTCAAAGGACAAAGGGCCGCCCTCAAAGAAGGGCTTCAGATATTCGTAGCTCATGTCATTTCCTTTCCCGCCTGCGATTTTGCTTATAAGCGCGCGGCCACTCCGCGCCGGGGCGTCCCGGCATTTTAAGCCCGGCCGGGGATGGGCGGATATGAACACCGGAGGCTCAGCCGCCCGCCCGCTCGCGGTCGTACTGGCGTTTGAGTCCGGTCTGTTCCACAAGGTCGGTCTGGAGCGCCCGCCACTCCTTCAGCTTCGCCCTGGCCTCCTCCTGGGGCTGTCCGGCGGCCTTCATGGCCTGCTGCTCCCGCTTCCAGCGGCGGATCTGCCGCTCTATGTACCTCTGACGCTGGCTGGCCTCGTACTCGGTCAGCTTCTCGCCGTTGTAGGTGATGGATTTTGCCTCCAGCTTTTTCAGCTCCTTCGCCCCGTAGGTGCTGGCCATACCCTCAAAGTAGGGATGAAAGGAGTGCCGGCAATTCCAGCCCCCCAGCCCTGGCCCGGTGCCGTAGCCCGTAGCCCGGCGGAAATCTGGGAACTTTTTGGATTTACCGGAGCGGCTGAACACTTGCCCCTGCCACCTGGCATGAGAGGGGCGGGCCCCGCTGTGGGCCGTGG